CTAAAAAATCAAGATTATACAGTGTCTCAAAGCTTTGGTTAAGCTTCACCGCTAATTCCATGTTTATATCAAATAAGATCTCTAAGTCTAGTTGAAACAATGAAAATATCTTTTGCAGTGAAGCTTCCTCCCAAAAAAATAGAGGAGGCCATTTTAGTAGTACATTTTTCGCAAATACCTAATACTTTATTTTTAGAATTATTTGCTAGCATTTCAGTTGCTTTATGTAAGAACATAAATTTGTTTTGAGACCATCTATTGCTTTCACTTCTCATATTAAGAAGATCAGTAGAAGTAGCTTTTCTCCAATCGCTTATTAAGTATGGAAGTATTTTATCTATGGATTTATCTTCAGTGTATCCTCTTCTTTTGCAAATATTTTTATATTCATTCATTAGTCTAGTTGAACCAATAGTTGGCATATAAAGCCTAATTGTTTCTCCTAATTTTTCTGAATTAACTACAAAACATTTTTCTTCATTAGAATAAAATTCCATTAACTCTTCTGGAAAATCAAAACCTTGAAGATTAGTATCACTTACGGGGATAGAGTTAATGTGTCCACATTTTTTATTATGACACTTTATATTGGCTTTTAAAGTATTTTCATTATTTGGAAAGGTAAGCCTATGTATTTTAAATAAGATTTGATATTTGTCAATCTCAAGTATATCATTAGAACTAAGGTTTTTACCAGAACCTTTTGCATTTAACATACAACATGAGTCTGTAATAAAAGCTATTTTATCTGATACATCAATTGGATCATATTCATCTATAGTAGACCAGTGCCTAATCTCTTTAGTCTTAGCTGACTTAATTAAGATTTCAATGTTATTTTCATATAACATACCTCTAGAAGGAAGTGTATTTAAGGCAGCTAATTTCCAACCGGATTCATTAGCCATTGTATCAACGGTAGATGAAATAGAAGCTTTACCTAGACTAGTGACTTTTTTAGGAGCATCTTCAGCTTCAACAGGCGTTTCTTCTTGATTATACTCCAGTTCACTATTTGATTCTAAGTTATCTAATGCTTTTTTCATTAAATCATCATTATTACTCATATGTGAATTTGTATTTTTTATTATCTATAAGATTATTATACAATGAGCAATAATAAAGTTTTTGCTAGCGAGCGAGTAAAATTTAAGAATTAGCTATAAAAGATTCAAAGTCAGGTATTAGTCTAGAACTCTTTGGAGTGTATGTTGAACTTTCCATTATTCTCTCCATTGTTCCTGGATAAACTTCAGTTGTTTTCATAGTTGATGGATCTTTAATAAAAGCTCTTATTTGTTGATTACTGTAATCTACTTTTATTTTATCGAATCTACCAACTACTTGGGTTCCATCATCATCCTCTTCTGTCAACATGGAGTTCATTTCTATTCCTCTAATCCTATCTCCTGGTTTAAACATATTATTAATAGTATTTACATATTGTCTAAACTCAGTTACTCCAACGTCTGCGTTTCTAGATAAATCACTAAGCGGAAGTATTTTAATAGAGATACCTGGAGTAAATTGACTTCTACCCATTACGAAATTAAAGTCTCCTTTTTCTCCATAAAAAGGAAGCCCTCTTGTAAAATCCTTATGCTGAGCATAAGTCATCACTATGTTATTTTCGTATATAAAGTCCATTAGTAAGTTAAAGGCATTGATTTTTTCTTGCAACCTATTATGCTATAATCTCCACCAGGGGCAACAACATTTCCTACAGCGTCTGTGAATTCAAATTTATTTAAGTAGATATCTAATACGGAATTACCTAAAGGATCTGATGCAAAGTATCTTACTGGAAATATCACCGCTTCATTTCCAATATTACTAATTCCCCATATTTTTATATGAGTAGCCGTAACATTACTAAGATCTGCAAAAATCATTTTATAGACAGGAGAATAAGTCTGCCCATGTTGTTCTGTAGAACCTATTTGCCAGTATCCAAGTGAAGTACTCTGACCTCTTCGGTCTGTGTTAATAAAAGTTGGGATATAATCTACATCATTACCACCAGAACTAAAATGTTCTAATTGTATTAATTCGGTTGCGCTGTCTAATGATACCATTTAAGTAATATTATTTTTTATAAAGTACTAGATTTAGTGTAAAGTATTAAAGCATCTACTTTAAAACTATATTTAGTACTTGGGTTGCTTATAACTATTTTATTTATAAATTCAGAAGGATCATCTACAACTGGATTAGTAAAGATACTAAAAAAATTGTATAATGGATATGTACACTCTTCACCATCAGCATTTGTAATAGTTATGTATGATTTTTTATCCTTTAGAGGAACCTCTTCTAGATTTTCATCTTCTACACTATACATTATTTTAAGTATAATTCCTCTAACATATGAAAGAGTAGAATCAAGATCCTCAGAAGGCGATGCAATAGATATATTATTATCAAATAGGGTTAAAGATTGCCATTCAGCGCCTTCTGCTGATTTAGGAATCTCCAGTTGCATGCACTGTTTACCATCTACTGGGTAAGCAAAATCATCTAAACATATTTTACCTGTGGTCTTATCACCGTCCTCTATTACAAAACAATTGTTTTTTAGCGTAAGAAGAGGTTTAGTAGCTACGGTTGAGCATACACATACACCATTTACGCATTCTCCTTTGCAATTACCCATTTATACATCTTTATTTTTTTCCCCAATTTTTTTGAGGTCTAAGGCCTTTAGATATTCTTCTATCTTCTTCCTTTATATTTATATATCTACTTGGATCTGAGATATTGCTAGAATCGTGTATACCTTTATAATATTCTAATTCGTCTTGTGATAGTTCTTCAGTTTCACCAGATTCAGCCTGTTCAATGGATTCTTCTAAACGTTCTTTATTAGCTTCTGATCTTAGGAGATATTCTGTTTCGTCTTCAGTGTCATCTTCTTTTTCTTGAGGCTCGTTTGATTCATTATATTCCTCCTCTGCTTTTGCTGCTTCTACTATATCTTCCATCATTTTATTTCTGGCTTCAAAGTACTGTTGAGTTTTTTTTTCTTCGGAATCATGAAGATTCTCGTTGAACTTAATATAGAAATGCAATGAAGTTAATGACATAATAGGTAGAGTTCCTCCTTGTATAATTGCTAAGAATCTTCTATGATCCATTTGATCCCAATCTTCAAAGAAAGGTGAAAGTAATTCAGTCCATGCTAAAAATCCAGAATCTGTTAAAGATATTTCTTGATATTCATAAAAAACGTTACCAATTAATTGTATTAAAGTAACCAGTATAAAAAGAAACCAGATACTGCTTTTATTCATTTTTATTGAGGCGGCTGATACTGATGCAAGTGCAAATATTTCAACAGCTATAGAAAGATATATTGCCCAAGAGATTGGGTTTCCTATATCATACCAACTAACTACATGGCTAATTGACATAATAACAACTAGTAAAATAGGAAATAGAAAGGAATTTCTAATTACAGTTTCTCTGTTGTTCTTTATCCATTTAATCATTCTGCTCTATCTTATTTTTAATTTGAGATAAGCTTGTTTTTCCTTTATCTAAATCGTCTTCGTAAATAAGATATTCTAACATTACGTTTTCCATAATGTCTCTTACCTCTTTTTTATTAGCAACTTCCTTTTTTAAATTTGATATTTCTGAAGATAGAGAATCTACCGTTTGGGTTAATTCAATATGGGTTTTATCTATTTTCTTATCGATTTTAGTTATCTTCTTAGAAGTACAGCCTTTTCCTAAATAAAGTAACATAAATAAGATAGCTAGTATTTGCCATGACCATTTAGTTACTATTTCTTTAATTTTCATATCAATAATCTTTTTTGTTATTTATTAGAAAAACTGTACTATATATTCATAGATAGAGTTATATGGTAAAAAAGACAGTAACATAATCCATATAGATACTTGAAATAATAATCTTAATATTTGATATAATTTAGCGTTATTCCATTTAAAAGATATTTCTACCATATATCCATAAAAGTCATTGTCTTTAACTCTAATAGCGGTGGTTTTTATTAACTCTATAGTTCCCGATGATATAAAAATATCATTATATTTAGATATTTCTCTACTAATAAAGCTTAATTCTAGTTTATCTAGCTCCGCTTTTTCATTTTCATCTAAGTCATGTTCTGGTTTATTCATTAGAGACAGTGTTTCAGCTTTAAGATTAACTGCCTTTACGTATGAAAACCAAGAGTACTTAACTATTTTATTGTTTTTCAACTCTTGCTTTATGTTTGACATGGTTCTAACGTAAAAAAAGAACATGTAAAGTTCTTTTATTACATAAACTATTCTACGAATAATGTTTAACGGGCTTAGACTTATTATTAGATTTTTCATTTTTTAAGATTTTACTTTGAAATTTGGTAATGAATCTGATAGCTTTCTATTTACTTCTGGATCTTCTTGTATTACAGACTTTCTTATTTCAAACCTGGCTTTTCTTAGTTTAGTTTTAACTGTATTTTCAGGTATTCCATATTTAAGAGCTATTTCTTTTACTTTGGTGTTCTTAACCATTTTGTCAATGGCTATGTTTTTAAGAAGTTCATCTTTAAGATTGTATATCTGTGAGATAGTTTTATTGAAGATATCAGTTACTTCATTATGATTATTCTGTTTATCCTCTGCACTTAACTGATCATTGTACTCGCTATCTTCGTAAAGAGTAGATATTTCAATATATTTTGGAATGTCTTTATGTTTTCTATCTAAATAGTATAAGGTTTCATTCCTGGCTATTGTAAAAGCCCATGTTGTAAATCTACCATTTTCTGGATTATACTTATCGATATTATTAAACACTTTGACTAGAGTAAAATGTAACGCCTCTTCAGTGTCTAGATTGTTTTTGCAAAATTTCCAAATATGATATTTTAATTTTGGATATATTAATTCTGCTAATTCGTCATATTCTCTTTGAGTATTTTCTTTGTTATGTACTAGTATTGATAATTGCTGTATTCTGTTGTTAATCTTTTTGTTTAGTTCGTCAAATCCTTGCATCTTCAGTATGGGTTATTTTTTTTGTTATTTATGGGCTTAAAATTATAAGTTATCAGTCTAGTCCTTCTAGATATTTTATAATTTTTAGACATCTATGGCATTTTTCATAGGCTTCAATATATGGTTTACTAAAATATTCTTCAGCACTTTTTAAAGCTTTAATCCATTCTTTTCTTTTTAAAGCAATGGTGCTATCTTTATTTTTACTGTTTATCCTCAAGATGTTTACAGTATTTACTGTCTTATCCCAATACTGATCTTCTATTGAATCTAGCACCGCATCAAAGACAACATCTTTGTTTTGTACCAAGAAATCATGCATGGTTTCGCATTTTTCTGGTAAAATTATTTCTTTCATATTGAGTGATTTTGGAATGTTTAAATATATAAAAATATTATACTACTTTTTCACTATGAATTATAAAAATCGCGATTAATTTTGCTAATTTTTTTTAAATGGTTGATATCGAACACACTCTTTCTTTTTGAATCTTTAAATTCTTTAGGATTTAATTGATTATTTAAGTCATTTAAGCGGTCAAAGTCAAATGCTTTTTTATCAGTTTTTACATCTAGTATCTTTTCATACAAGTCTTTTTTATATTCATCTGACGTATTTTCATATACTTCTCCACCTATTTCCCAAAACTGAGGAGAGTCAAAAAGAGGAGAAGTGTTAACACATGTCATTGCTAAATCATCATGTCCACTTTGACATCTATAACTTCCTCCTTTAGATCTTCCAAATGAAGATAATTCAAGATAGGTTTCATAGCAAGTAACAATTACTTTATTAATAGAAACATAGTATCTAAATTTCTCACAGTACTTTAATTTATTCGTCGGGCCCAGGCGGACACCCGCTTTTATATTTTTAGATAGCTCAGTATGTTTTGTGTGAACCATCTGTCCCCACCAGTAATTATCATTAGCTGCAAATCTATTATGTAAAATTTCACCTTTATGATTTAACTCTAATATTATTCTAACCTTTTCAGGGTCAAATATATCATATATTATCTTTTCACAGGCAATAGCAAAGTCGTTGATATTCAATGAGTTAGACTTAAACTTACCTACTTGAACCATTGAGATACAATCAAGTTCGCTTTTGATATTGTTTTTATTTTTTTCAAGATCCTTTATAGGTAAAGCAACAGCTTTAAATATATTCATTACTGAAAAATCCTGATCTACACCATCTGCGGTATCTATAGAAACAACAAAGTAGGATGGATCATTTTTAAAATCACTTAGTGTGTAATTCTTGTACTTTTTATGAAAGCTTAAAAAGTCATTTATATAGAAGTCTTCTTCATCTAAATCTAAAGAAACATTTTCATATATAGATTGATATGTTTCCAGCTTTTGAAGATCATTGGAAGACAGCAAAAGTTGATCACTTGAGAAGAATTGTAGTCCATATTCTTGATTGAAATCTGTTTCAGATCCCATGTTTGCAATAGTCTTTTTCTTCCATTCTTCATCTCTTCCAGGTACTTGCCACCAGTCTACTCTCATTGGGCAGTATTCATTATCTCCATCTATTGCGCCAGTCCAAATATCCCAAAATTTATTTCTTCCATTTGGGGTAGAAGTAATCACTACTTTTGCATATGGATCTTCAGTAATTGTAGGTAAAATAGCTCTATAAAACTTGTCTAAATTTGACTCTGATATGTGTGCAAACTCGTCTATATAAAGGAAGTTCACGGTCATACCAATACCGGACTTTTTGGTAGTAGTTCTAAGTACTAATCTACAGTCATTATCTAACCTTATGGATGACTCATTTATTTTAACAATTCCAGGTTTCATGAAGAACGGTAAGTTATCTAAAACTATTCTTAATTTCTCCATTATTTCCTTAGTGGTTGTCATGTTATCAGCAACCATTAATACGTTCTTTTCTTTATTGAAAAGTAGGAACCAAACTATATAAATTGCAGTAGTAACTGTTTTACCAATTTGCCTACTTGCCATTAATATATTAAACTTATTGTTATGAGTATTTTTTACTATCTGCTCTTGAAAATCTCTTAAACCTCCAGCGTCTTCAACACTCATATCCCCTTTAGGTGTTCTAATAAACGCGAATTTTTGAGCAAAATACATTGGATCAGACTTACATTTTTGTAATTCTTCCCATTCTTCTTTAGTGTATTCAAAAGGTAAATTTGCTCTTTTTAAAAGAATATCATTTTCTTTAAAAGGAGTGTTTTGCATTCCCCTAATATCTAATCCTTCTTGTGAAACTCTGTGTATTATAGTATTTACTTTTTCAGAATTCCATACATGATTATTTCCATCTTCTGAATTTAAGCTAGATAATTTCAAAGAAGTAAAGCCTCCTCCTCTAGATAATGGGTTTTGCATAGGCGATTATATTATTTCAGTAACATCTATAAAATCAGAGTCAGAATCATTGTCGTCCTCTATTTCTATATTGTTTTCTTTCATTAATTCTGTTTTGTTAGAAGGGTTAACTAAATCGTCATCCACTTCATAAGTTTCAGTTGATTCAGGTAAACTTTCTACCATATTTTTGGTTCCAACAGAGATAAAAAATTCACCTTCATTATTGTTATTATTTAAAGTATTATTAGGATTTTTAGGATCTTCATTGTTGATTTTCTTATATGTTTCTTCTAAGAAAAGCATGTGATTAGCCTGTGTTTGAACTAGAGTCTTTAATTTATCCTGAAGCTGTCCAAATACTTCCATTAAACGTGGAGCAGTGTTACCTGTTGTGATCTCTTCCATTATTTTAGTAATAGTGATCTTTAAGGTTTTTATTTGAAAGAAAATATTAGACATATTAACTGTGTCCATTTCTTTCTTTAACTTTATGTAGTTGTTTTCTTCAAGTATCCCAAGCTCTACGTAATACTCAAAAAGAGAATCTGTGATCTGTTTTGCTTTTTCATTAAATTCTCTTGTCATTTCATCGAAGTCATATGGACTCTCTGGTTGAGTTTCTTCAGCAAGCTCTTGATCTACATTTAAATCATCAAATTCTTGATGATTCATTCCGCTTAATAGGCTTTCTATTTCATCCTTTAAAGCCTTTTTATTTTCTTTGTCTTTAAGCATGTCTAAATTTTAATACTTTATTTTATATCCCTTTCGTACTTATCTAGAGCGGGATTTGCAAAAATCTTAATGTTTTTAACCGCTTCAATATTTTCGTAAACAATTTCATTGATATTCTTTAAGAAAGTGTCTAATGTTTCGTTTACTCCATACATCTGCTTAGATAAAGTATTCTTAAGGATATTTTCTTTATACTGGTACCCTGTGTTAAGCAATTGCTTTTTTCTATTAAATGCCGCTCTATATATGCTATTTTTTGTCATACTATTTAAATGGCCTTGGCACTATTTTTTTAATTTGTATATTAACAGATCCTAATGCTTGATCAGAAATACCTTGTGAATATTCATTTCCATATCTATCTATAAATCCGCCTTGTATAATAGCTAATTCATAGTCTTCTAATATAATATCGTTAAATTCATCTAATCCTACTAAATCGTTTTCCGGGTCTTCTATGTATGATATTTCATTTGCTTCAGACACGATATTTAGGTTTACTGAATCTATACCGTTTATCTCTTCTATAATCTTTATTAAGTCACTCTTAGGTATTCGATGTCTTCTTTTATTCTCTATAAAGTAGTTACCTAGGCTATTATATATGTCTCTTTTAATTATCTCAGGTGCAATATCATCAAATACTATAGTGCTTATATTGATTACGTATTTTTTAATGATAGGATCTACTATTTTAATGTCTGTTGATATCAATTTAGAACCAGTCATATTTAAATATCTCTCTATTTCATTTTTTCTAAATTCTGTTAATTTAAATTTAGAAGGGTCTACGTTAAAATAATCCTGACCAGTATTAAACATTTTATTAATATCTGGCACTAGGAATAGGTTTAACATCCTACTGTCATTTTCATCTAAGAAAACATTTATTATTGAGAATATCTTTAATCTAGTTAATACTGAATCATAATGGTCTATGTTAACTAATGCGAAACTCTTTGACTGTTTAGGTGCTAATAATCTAGTTAGTTCTGAATCCTCTGGATTTGCTCCAAATTGAGGTGAATGCACAGTGTCTATTCTAATATAGGTATTTAAGTCAACCTCTTTTCCAGTTAAAGTAAAGCCAGTGTCTGACCATTCAAATAATACTTGAGAAACCTGCTCAGTTGTTATGTTTCCAGCAGCACCGCTGTTTACTAAATATTCTACTTTTATTTCAGATCCTTTTCCAGGTATTTTACCATAGAAGTCATTTCCAAAAAATATGTCAACTCCTGTAGTTATTCCAGTTTTTACTACATACCCTTTTTCTCCTCTAGGTATATCTAGCATTGAATTAAATCTTTTCCACTTTTCACCATTGATATAAACATTTACCATGTAGTTATCAACTAGATAATTTTGAGCTGAGTTTATTGAAAAACTTTCTATCTCTTCACCTTTAGCCGTTAATGTTTGAGTTTCTATGTCTCCTTGAAGTATTTTCATTGAGGTTCCATTTGTGGTTCCTTTCATTGAAAATTTAATATCATCTTGTGGTAAACTTAGAACGTAATTAAGTCCATTGTTTCTAGACTTTAATTTGGTTAGGTTTGGAATAATGATAACATCAAAATCTGCACTTGCAGAATCAGATGTTGTAGTTAAGCTTATTTCTCCACTAGCTGAAATAGCTCTACTTGGACTATGTCCAGCTAAGGTAGCTAGTGAATATATTGAAGATACTCTAGTTGCATCAATTATACTTAATTCAGTTATGGCATCCTCTATGTAGTAAAATATCATTTGACTAATATTTTCTAGTACTAATAATATCTGACCAAAAGGACTGGCTGCAGTGAATACTTGTAGACTTTGATTAAATTTATCAGACAGATACGTTATTGTCTGCTTTAACATTAACTGTATTGAATAGTCTAGAGATTTAAATATTTTCCAATTTGAAGCAGTTGTTGCCATTAAGACTTATTTTTTTTTATTTATCTTTAATTTTTTATTAGTATAATATATAAAAGTTTTAAAAAGATGAAAGTATTAATCACAGATTACGCAAATAAATTAGACACCTTACCTGAGTTAATAGTAAAAAAAGAATTTGAATTTGCATGGAGATACGAAACAGGTGTTTATCAGTTAGCTAAATACCCAACTAAAACATATTTACATAATAAGTTGGATGAACTTGCTTTTATGAATGGAAATGAAGTATGGATTCACAAAGATGAAGTATCTATACAATTAGTTGATTAACAAAATTTCTATACGAGTATGGGATAAATAATAAAAAACATTACTCGTGTATAATAATATCGAAAATAAGTTTCTTTTTGACAATACTAATGTAGGATTTACGTTTCAGTTTTTTTCACCACTATCTAACGATAAGATATCTAGAAAGTTAGCTAAATATTTGGGTAAAAACGTAATACCATTAGATAACAAGTCAAAGATAAAATTCGTAGACGAAGCCATATACGTATCACCTGACTTTGAAGGTGGTCATAGGATGAAAAGAATTGATACAGATTTAATGCCTTATCACAAGGCTATTCATACAATGTTAAAGTGTATGAATTTCATTAATGAGAATGGATTTACCAGTAGCAGATCTAATATGAATATTAAAGTATCTGTTAATGAAATGGATTTAAACTTAAAATATAAGTTAGAAAACCTAAATAAGTTTAAATATATTTTAAATATCGATGAAAGTAGGATATTTAAGATGTGGCCAGAGTCATCATCAGAAAAACAAAAGATACATCAAAGTAAAGCTATTTTTATTTTTCCTAAAGAATTATATTCAAGTAGGCTTACAGGTTCTTTATTAGAGAAAGCTAATCCTATGGAATATAATTTTCCAAGATCTTCTAATTTTGGAACAGATTTTTCTAACCTAATGGATGGATATGTATCTGTAAAATACGCAGGAGGAAAAGGTTATCAAAAAAAGAAAAAAGAAACAGTTGAGTTAATTAACTACACAGCTGAACACGTGTATAATACTTTAACTAATAACTTTTCATTTGACTTAAATGAAAAAAGAAAAATTCAAAGATTATTAGAAAGATATCAAAAGATTATAGATTCTACTAAGTCTTATGAAATATTTAAGCACTCGTTTCCGGAGATACCTCTATTTGTTGATTTAAAAAATCACTCTTTTTTAGTGGAGTCTAATTATCAGATGATAAGAAATAAGTTATTTGAGCTTATATCTTGTTGCGAAATGAATAAGGCTATAATAAATTACGATACAGCTAGAAAAAGAGTACAAGTAAAGGATGCTAGAATTAAAAAAGGTTTTTCTTTAAGTGGAATAGACTTCTTTAATTGTCATATAGAAGCTGATTTAGAAGACTGTTTATTTGAACAGTGTGTAATTAGAAACTCAAGCATCAAAGAAAGCATGTTATATTCTAATAACGATATAAAATACTCTAAGATCTTTGACTGTAAATACGGAGGATATTTAAACGAAATAAAGTCATCTTCAATCTATAGCAACCTTGATGATATTATTAACGCTGATCTATATAATTGTGTCGTCTTTGATGGAAACTTTTCTAAAGAATCTAGCATAGACGAAAAAACAGAATTGATAAATAAATCACGTAATAATTAGTCATGTTTTCTAGAATAAATAAAAAAAATAGTAGGATTGATAAATGGCTATATATTCCAAACTTTCAAATATAAGAAAATTAACCAATTCAAGTCTAGGTTCAATTATAGAGGTTTCAAACCTTAACTTTAACGACCTATCTAATGCTTTATTGGAATTTTTGAATAATGTTTCATATGATGAAACAACTAACACCATAGAGGGGTTAGATAGCCTCAATGTAAAGTATATTAACGTAGATAATAACTTAAGTATAAAGCTTAATGGATTAACTACATTTAATATTGATTCCCAAGGTAGAGCTGAAGGTAACTCATTTTTAGTTGAAGTTGCTGAAGCTAAGAGGTATCGTCATACTGACTTTAATAATTGGCCAGATCTTGGAATACCTGGTGAGATAATCTATACTGGTATTCAAAATCAAAAACCTGAATTTGGAGAAGATTTCATAGGATACCTTGACGGTAGAGGTTGGGTAAGTTTAACCGGAGGCGGTGGATTATTTTATCAATTAACTCTTTTAGAACAATTAGGAAGTCCCGGTATTCCAGATACACCTGATTCAGGAAGTGGTATTGTTTGGATAGGAGACCCTGGATTAGAAACACATTTACATCCAACTACTCAAGACCTTTACTTTACAGATGAAAACGGTCAAATCTTTAGTCTAACATGCTGCGGCGGTGGAGGCGGAGGTGGAACCAATGCATCTTATGTAGAAACAACCAGTTTTACCGCTAATGTCACTAAAACAATTTCTCACGGATTAGGAACAAACAGTGTAGTAGTTGATTTCATAGACACTACAACAGGTGATAGAGTTGACGCTCATATAGATAATTACGTATTAAACGCTATTGATGTAACCTTTACTCAAGACATATCAAGCGTTAGGGTAGTTGTAGTATCAGCAGGAGGTGGAACAGGAGATGGAGTTGGAATATTCCATACAATTACATCCGATATGACTATTCCTGAAAACGCAATGTATATTGTATGGGGAGACTTAACAATAGACCCAGGAGTAACCCTTACTAACGATGGAAGGTTAGTTATAGTAAACGGTAATTTTATTCAAAACGGTACATATATTCAGAGCCCAACAGGTTCTCTTGAGCAAACCGCTACTAATATATCATATGTACTAAATCAAGGAAATACTACGTTTGGAAATCATATACTATGGACAGATAATGCAAATGTTTGGAACCCAGGAGATTCAACCGCGGCAATAGATTCTCAAGCAGATAATGCTTACGTAACTAAAGAATGGGTAAACAATAAAAAATACGTAGAGGAATACTTATCAACTGGAGGTATGGCATGGGACACTATTACTCATAATTTAAATAGTCAAGATGTCATAGTTCAAGTATGGGACATGGATGCTGTTCCAGGAGGTATAGTTGCGTCTTTAGCAATTAAAAATGCTACATTAAATACAGTTGAAATTCTATCCACTTCACCTACTAATCTAAAAGCGGTTATTATGGCGTAAACTGTAAAGATAAGTTTAGATAAATAAACTAAATAAATCTTACATACATGCCACCAAAAACTACTAGAAAGTATATAAATTTATCGGTTGATGAATTAACCATTGGAAATGGTGCATTTAAGCTACCGGTAACAGATGGCGTATCTGGCCAAACTTTAATAACAGATGGATTAGGTAATGTTACATGGCAATCAGCCGCTGGATTTGGAACAGTTACTTCAATAACAGCAGGTACTGGATTAGATGGAGGAACTATTACAGGTTCTGGAACAATTGATTTAGCGGATACTGCAGTTACTCCTGGATCATACGTAAACGCAAATATAACAGTAGACCAACAGGGTAGAATTACCTTAGCATCTAATGGAACTATTCCTAATTTACAGAATGTAATAACCGAAGGAAGTACTTATTTAGGAAATGACACAGTTATTATATTCAATAATGACGGAGGAGGAACTAGTCAAAGAGCTTTAACTATTGGAAGCACTTTTAATAGATTACAGGCAACGTCTGATATATTAACTGATGTATCTAAAATAGATGTAGCTAATGGAGGTCAAGTCTTATTATCAATAACTTCTACTGGGACTGGAAGCAATAAATTAGATATTACAAAAACAGGAATGATAGTAACTGACGGGATTCTAGGCAAAGGTTTAGAATACGCTTTAAACTATCATAGTGGATATACACTAAGATCCCTAGTAGATAAAGAATATGTTGATAATGCAATATCAGGAGGAGGAGTATCTTTTGGATCACAATACCAGGTTCCTAGAGTAAATGGATCCGGTAATAATTTTGACTACGGAGGATTATTATTTAATGGAACCAACATGGCAATAGGAACAGCCTTAGCTTCAAATAAAATTCTTTTAGCAGAAGGATCTGCTAATCAAGTGGTAATTGAAGCAAAATCTGTAGGAGGAGGTGTTCTATTTAGAGGAGTTACTTTCCCTACTTCCGGAGCAGCTATGATAGTAGGTATTAACGCAGAAATAACTACAGATGGTACTCATACTGGAACAATGGTAGGAGCAGATTTGGATTTAAAATACAAAGCCGGAAGTGCTAGAACAATTGGAGAAGTGTATGGACTAAGATTAAGAGACCCTTTATTAGCAGATGCTAATGTAACTATAAATGACCTTAGTCAAATATATTTAGGAGAATTAGGAAATATTACCAAAGGAAGTGGAGAATGGTACGGTATACATCAAGTAGAAGCAAGTGTACTTAATAAGTTTAACGGAACCATGCAATTTTCAGACGGTTCTGAAGGAAACATTGGATATGTATGGACGTCAACTGACCTTAATGGTACTGGACAGTGGCAATCAATTCCTTCAACTTATTTACAAGATTTACAAAGCGTACTTAATCAGGGATCATCCGGAACGGTTTCAAGTAACATTACAATAGACTCCACAACAGGTACAACAACAATAGGCGGAGGAAATCAACTTGCTTTAAAAACTAATAGTAATAACGGTGCTATTACATTAGATCCAAATGGAACAGGATCTATAATGTTCCAAGGTCCAGGTCTTACTTCTCCTAATAACACGCTTACATTAGAATTTAACCATGCTTTAAATACTACGTTTGATCTTGTAGGAACAAACGCTCTATTTTATGGATATGATAGTAATTATCTTCCAGGTTCTACTAATGGAACCCGATATATAAGATTTAATCCAAGTGGAGATTTTCAAGTTTATACAGGTAATGCTGGAACAACATCTGCTGGAGGAGGGATTGATTTACAAGCAAAAGGAGGAAGCTTTAATATTATTACATATAATGGAATAGGAGAAGATACAGTTAATGATGCACTGGCTCCATACCCTGGAGGAACTATCACTATAGATTCCAATGCAGGAGACATTAATATGGGTGTTAGAGAAAAAGGATCTATTGAATTTGGATCTGATTTAATAACTTCAGTTACCCAGAATTTCGTAGGAGCTTCGGATGGAGTATTTACTAATCAAACACCAGGAAGTTCTACAGGAGTATTAACTAGTGGAGCAGGTATAAACCTTAAATTAGTAGTAGAAGTAAGCGGAGGAGTCGCTACTAGAATATTAGTGTCAGTTCCATATTCAGCAGGAGGCGGAGCTGCAGCTAAATCGGCTCAAGGTAGTGGATTTGTTGCAGGAGATACTATTACCTTTGAAGCAGCCACTTTTGGAGGATCTCAGGATTTAATTATAACCCTAACAGCGGCTGACGTTGAAGCTGCTAAAATTACATTAGATTCTACATTTGTAGAATTATCATCTCTATTAGGAACTGGAACTAGAATGGTAGTGGCAGACGCTACAGGTATTCTATCAACTCAAAGTCTTCCTTCATCCGGTTTATGGACAGAAACAACAGGTGGAAATATTTATAGAAATACCAATGTAGGTATTGGAGATTTTAGTACCTCTGAACCTTCAGAAGCATTAGAAGTTCAAGGTAAAATTGAAGTTAGTGGAGCAGATGCAGAATTTATAGGAGACCTTAGAGGTGCAATTAGATTTAATGCTCAAGCTGGAGAAGCACTTTCAAAAGGAGATGTAGTTTACATTAGCGGAATAAGCGGTAATACACCAATCGTAATGAAAGCAGATGCAGATGATGCTAATAAAATGCCAGCATTTGGATTAGCATTTGACTCAGCTAATTTAAATTCTTCTGTTGAAGTAGTTACATTTGGTACATTATCTGGAATTGATACTTCAACACCAGGTTGGAGTTTAGGAGATACATTATATGTATCAACTGTAGCAGGTGAAATAACTAACTTAGCACCAACAGGAGAAAGTAGCCTAATACAAAATATAGGTAAAGTACAAAGAGTAGACGTATCAGCAGGTTCAATTAAAGTAGGCGGTGCAGGAAGAAGCAACGCTACACCTAACTTAAATAGAGGTAGTTTATTTGTAGGAAATTCATCTAATCAATCAAGTACATTAGCAATTGGAGCAGTAGACACATTCCTTAAATCAGATGGAACTGATGTAAGTTGGTCGACTATAAATGAATATGGAGGATTAACAATCGGAGACTCAATTACAGGAGGTTCGGTTAATACTACTCTTAGGGAAGATAATAACAATAAGCTTGCGACAGGAACATTACTGGATAACGGAAGTACACTAGCAATAGGAGCATTTGAGCCTAGTTCTTCTCTAAACATAGAAGATACTTTAACTAATGGCATAAGAGTAATAAACACAAAGACAAATGGTCTTGCAAAAGGTGCACTTTTTTCAGCTCAAGGTGCCAGTAATACAGGTAATAACGTAGGTATTTCAGTTAGCGCATTTAACAGTTCAGCGGAGAATATAGGTGCACTGATTAGTGCAACAACCGGAGGAACAGGCACACATGCAGTACAACTTTCAGACGGTACAGAAGGAGTAGGTAAGTTTTTAAAATCAATTACATTTGACGGTAAAGCAAACTGGGCGAATATAACGTCAGCTGATGTATCAGGCGCAGTATCTGCCACAGGAGGAGTAGATAATAGAGTTGCAGTATTTAATGCAGCGGATACGATTGAAGGAGATGCTAACCTTACCTGGAACGGAACCTTATTTGAAGTAACCGGAAATGTAACAGTTAATGGACAGGTTAATTCAGCTCAAGGCGCAACTATTACAGTTAGTGTAAATGCTGCAACATTCGATGGTAATGATGCAAATGGACAACCTTTAGATTTAGCAGCGGCTACTCTAGATGTTACATTAACATTTACAAATTTAGTAGCAGGTGGAACCTATTTCTTAAAAGTTATTCAAAAAGCAGCATCTCCTGTAAATATTGGAACATATACAATAGCAGGAGGAACGGTTAAGTGGCCAGGAGGCACACCGCCTGTAATTAGTACAGGAGCTAGCGCAATAGATACTATAGTATTCTATTACGATGGAACTGATATGTATGGAAACTTTGCACAAAATTACTCTTAAGATATATGATACACATGCCTCAATTTTTAAATCAAGATTCCAGAACAAACCCATCTACAGGAGGTGAAATTACTATTGGAACCAATACACTTAACACTGTTTATCAGCCGGCTTATTATCTTTATAAATACGGATACAGCGGTATTTTAATACCAAGTTCTTTAATAGGAGGTAGTTACACTTTTAATAAATTGGCATTTTATTATGAACTAGATGATGATCCATATCCACCGGTTACTCCAAATATTACTAATCAAACGCTTATACTTGCACATACTACTTCTTCTAGTTTTTCTTCAAATAGTGAATCACTTAGTGCAGCATCACCTTTTAACGTAACAACTGTTAAAAGTAATTTTAGTGTTAGCTTTAGCGGAGGAGACGGTTGGAGAGAGTATTCATTTGATACTAATTTTAGTTATAATAACTCTTATAACCTTATTATTAAGTGGGAAAACCGCTGGGGAGATTTTGACTTTGGATACCCTAGCATAAGATATACTAATTATGGACTTTCTTCAACAGATATTCACATACAAGGGTATCAAGACAGTTCTTACCCAACTGGAACAGGTGCAACGTATAAGTTAGAAAATAACAATATGCCAAATACAAAATTATTTTATGTTTAATTATGGATTTTGAGAAACTAAAAATGGATTTATCAACACTTGGAACAATAACTAAGAACACTATAGATAGCGGTAAAGTAGGAATAGCTATGGAATTAAATGAGCCTTTTGAAGAAAACTTTAACTTAGCTATGGATATGATTAACTCCCAAGCCGGAGAGGAGTATCCTAATGTTGAAAATGCAAAGCAATTTGAAGGAATTTTAAAAGTAGTTTTAATAAAATAAAATTATTTTGAATTTTGTCATATAAATAAAATTATAGCATTCCCTATATTTCTTAAATAATTTTATGACGGTGCAACATGATTAGCGACAATATAACTAGGTTTGATTACTTATTAAGAGTATGTGTTGTTGTTTTCGCTGCTCTTTCACCTTTTATATGTCTATTTTTTCACGGTTATGAAAAATCTATTTCATCTTATTGGAACACTGAAATGCAACCGCTGTTTATTATAGCTAATTCACTAACAGCTTACTATTTAATTGGAATACCTAAGTGGAGATTATCAGCCTGTTTACTCTTATTAACTACAGCTTTTTCTATTGAATATTACCCAATGGTTCATAATATAGTGGCAGTTGGTTTTTTTATAACAAGCATGTATCCTCTATATAAAGCAAATAACTTTACATTTTGTAGATGGTTATATATGATAGCTCTTCCATTGGTTCCCTTCAGCTTATTGTATGCTGAAATGGTTGCAATACTTGTAATATGTACATTCCATTTATTGGTTCTCAATAAAGTTTATTCAATACAGAAGGAGAGAGTAGAACTATCTGAAAGTTAATTAAAATCAACTTTTAAATCAAAATCGTAATATTTAAACTTTATCTCAAACGTATTTAATTGCGGTGTCACTGAACTGTATGATAGTTTAATACCAGTTTGAGAAGTAAGAATTGGATTATTAAATATTATAGATGAAACGCTATATCCTTCATTATTTAACATCATTAATCTAATAGGAGAAAGTGTTTGAGTTTTATTTGAAAAATCAAGAAACTCAAGTGAATTTTCTAGAAAAATAAAGTAATTAAGATATGCATCCGATATCTTCATTGTGATAGATATTTCTCTATTAAAAAGTTCCTTTAAAGGTTTAGAACTTTTATAGTCCTGCTGTTTACCAAGAGGTCTTGTTTGTTCAGCTGTTTGCATATTCCATGCAGGAAAATCTATTTGCTGAACTGTAGATGACATAAAATCATCTATAGTATCATAAGGTAGTATTAAACTTTGATAATAGTCTTTGTATTTTTCTTTAATATTATCAGTAAAGAAATTTTCTGGAAATAGAAATACAAAGCTATTGTTTCTTACATTTAAAATCATAATTATCCAAAGTGCCCTATGTTTATAGAGTACGTCCAATTTTTTGTATCAAATGAATTATTCATATCTATCTGAAGAGTATCGATATAGAGAGGAAACCCTCCCATTTCAGAATCATATCTTTCTAATTCAATATTGTCATCTATGATATCAAAACTATCCTGCTCGTTTTCATCATAATCAATCACAGCACCGTCAAGTGCAACAGATTTTAAACTAAATATTACCCCATCAATGCCACTTCTTTTGTAAATAACTTGTAAATCAAAATTAACTATAACTTTATGTAGTATTAATTCAGAATCTTCATCTACAGGTTTACCCTTAGAATCTGTTTTAGGTGCGTTATACACGTCTACCATTTCTAACACGTTGTCTATTACTTCAGTGTAGCTATCATCACCTAGATCAAATCTTTCAAATAATTTTACATGTTTCTTATTCATAATTTACAAATTCTTTTATATACTTAAAGCGGTATGATTCATTAGACATTAGGTCTTTAAAGATATCTACCTCCATTTGTTTTATATATTTTCCAACTTCAGGTCCACCTTTAATATTCATTTTATCCATTACTTGTTTTCCTGTAACACTTGGTGCATACCTAATAAAAGCATTAATTAATTTAAGGTCTAAACCGTTTAACTCTGCAAATCTTCTAATTTGATCATCGGTAATCTTGGCTTTAGATTGACTCTGCTTTATTTCTAATGCGTTGTCTTGATTTAAATGAATCAAGGATTTAAGAAATATTATACCATTTATTTCTTCATTTGAATACTTTGCAGCATTTAAATTTTTTCTCAACTCTATGGAGTCGTTCTCTTTAAGTAGAGTTGCAAGGTTTACTATGTAATCTTTTTCTTCTACATAATCTGCATTAATGTTTAAACCTGGAAAAATAGATCTAAAAAAATTATATTTGTCTAAGAGGTTCATGAAATAAACAACCGATGCTGCTTTAGCTATGCCTTTTAAGAACTCATCTCTTATTCTTTCTCCTGATATTTCTTCCATTCCAGAATCCACTAATAAGTAATCTCTTATCTCTTTGTCTAATTCTGATCCTGTAATACCTGCAAAACGTATTGCTCTTAGTTTTCTAAGTTTATCGTCATCAAAGCGATCTTTTGGATCCCCAACAGTTTTTACTACACCATTTTTTAAATCTTCTACACCGCCTACGAGGTCAACTATCTCCTCCTTTTCAATATCGTAAAAAAGCGCATTTATAGTTAGATCACGTCTAAGTACATCTTGGTCTATTGTTGTAAATTCAACCGTATCTGGTCTACGTCCAGTTCCTACGTCTTTTCTAAAAGTGGCAATCTCGAATTCACCGGTTGGCGTAACAGCTAGCCATATACCAAACTTCTCACCAATAGGTAACATTTTATAGATTGGTGAAAGTATCCTTTCAACCTCATCAGGTAGAGCATCAGTGGCTAGATCATAATCCTTAGGAGTGATCCCAGATAGTGCATCTCTCACTGCTCCTCCCACTAAATATAACTTATAGCCATTCTTTTTAAATTCATCTCGAATCACTAGAATGTCTTTAGGTAAATCTATCTTATATTGTATTCTTTGCTCCATTTATTATTCACTCGGTGGATGATCCTGATCTATAAAAGAATCATCTAAATTTATGCCAGTATCTTCTAGTTTTGTATTTAAACCAATTTGTCTTATAGTGTTTCCTTTGTAGAACACTGTATCTTCATTAAAACTAGGGAAATAGGTTTCCATATCAATACTAAAGCTAACATCAACACGCTGGTCTTTTGTATAATCAAAGCTATATTCTTTTTGAAAAGCCTCTGTATCTGGAAATGTAAATTGTGCAGGGATTCTAACTCCTCTGTATTGAAAATACACTACCTTATTTTTATAGAATAGATCAATTACCTTTTCCATTATTTTAAATGCTTTATTTAAGTTATCACATTTTATCTTAGAACTAAACTTAAGTGACATAGGCAAACTATACAAACGAGCAGAGTATGCTTTGTTTACTTTTTGATCATTATCATTTAACTCTTGTTGAGTAAAGCTAGCTCTAACAAATTTATTAGTGATGTCTCCAGATTTTATTTGAAAAGAGTCAAGAGTTACAATTCCCCTAGGCATTATATCATAATTACCTTCAGCTATTACTGGTATTTTACAACCATCAGGTACTTGTATGAAAAAATCTTTCATAAAGCCTTCATCTGCTGCGAAATTATAGAAGAAAGGAATTTCATGCTTCTCTATTTCTCCATCCCTTACTAGTTCAATTATAATCTCACGATTCAATATATCTAATAGTGACAATATTGCATTTCTTAAGAAAATATCCTGAACATTAGAGTTTCTTATGTTTTGATTGTCTAAATTCATCTTATATTATTTATCTATTTCTCGTTATAAACGGTACCTTAACTTGTGGTCTACAATTATCTATTAATAATAGCATCGATTCGTCCTTAATAAATTGCTGACTTAGAATAAAATCATGTTGCTCCTCTTTAATCATAGTCTTAAATAATCTAATGTTAGATATTTTTAAGTTAGAAGTAGGTATCGTATATGGCTGCTCGATATTAAACGACTGTTCTTGCATAGATGCTACGTTTTCAAATATCTTTTTAAAATCAGTGTGATTAGAAAGATCTGAAATATCCTCTACAACATTATATAAGTAAACACCTATTTGTTTAAATTCATTTGAAACAGATACAACCAGAGCATGCCAGTTTCCTGATACAAAATTAGTTATTGTATAGGTTTTAAGTATACTGTTTATTTTAACATTGATTATCAAATCACCTTCAGGTTGATCGTTAAAATACTTGTTAAATTGTGCGTAAATGTATATACCAGATTCTGATTCATTGTCGTAACCATTTATAAAACTAACAATTTCAGAATCAGCTGGAACGTTAAACATACAAGTATAGGATAAATTGTCTACGCCATTTGTGCCAAATTCTGGTTTTCTATTGTAAACAATTGATGTTTCTCTTAGTTTTAAGGTTACTGCTGGTTTTCCATCAACTGTTCCAGTCATGATATTTCTTTGATTAGTAAAACTTAAATCTTTATAAGCTTCTAATTGTAAATATCTCCCTGATTCAGATTGACCTACATGATCTGGAATAGTATCAAAAGGTCCACGTACTCTTAAATATTTTACGTCTATTCCGGATATGTTTTTATCATTAGTCATTAAAGCATTGTTTTGCCAAGTTGTAAATATGTCACTCTCTTCATATGCTCTAATTACATTATATGATTTTTTATTATTGACTGTTCCAGGGACATTTACTACCTCTTGAGAAGTGGAAACAAGAGGAGAATCACTAGTTAAGAAATAAGAATTAGTAGTGTATTCAATTCCGCTTAAATCATAATAGTTTTCCATAAGGGATGCGTAATTAAAATTAAACTTGATATTCTTTATTTTTAAGTCTGGGTGAATAGCGCCCCTAGTGATGTCATATTTTGTAGATATGGTTTTATATTGCTCAGGCATTGTAGCGTCCTCGATGTCTTCTGTGACCTCCTCTGCAAACAATTCTTCAGCACTTGTTATGATATTATCCATATATTGACGATCTTCGTCTTTCATTAACATATCAATATTTGGATTAAACTTATAGAGCTGTATTTTCCAGAAACTTGGCTCCATCATAAAACCTCTATGTAAATAAGAACCTTGAATCTCAAACATTCTATTGATTAATGGAAAATATAAGAAATCTCTTTTTCTAGGTTCTGAATCATTTCCAAAAATAGATTGAAAATATCTATGATCTATATGAATTTCAAAAGGTACTTCAAAATCTATACCAAATTCTGAGAATTTAGGTTTATTATCTGGAAAGTTATTATCTGGTACC